GCCCCCTATTAAGTGGTAGAATGAAGGGGTAGGTCGAAAAAGGGCTTATCAAATGAACATGTACTACATAAGGGCTGCTATCCGTGAAAACACGGGGCAAACCCTGACTTTCGCTAAAATCAGACAGCTTCTCTTAGAAGAAGGTTTAATATCCCAAGCGGAACTAGACCATAACCCAATGTCAAAAGAGTTTGAGGGCTATGGTCGTTACTTCTATACAGAAGAATGCTCTGTAGATATTCCAACCAATCCTGAGATTTATATCCCTGAACTTTTAGACGAAAGTTTTGACGATTAATCTACCAGCGTAAAGGAACTGCCAATGCCACAAGGTAAAGGAACTTATGGGTCTAAGGTTGGAAGACCACCCAAGAAGAAGAAACCTGCTATGTCTAACGGCGGTATGGCCCATAAGAAGGGTAAACCAAAGATGATGTATGGTGGGATGGCTAAGAAAAAGAAGTAATGTTCTTAGGAGTTATACTCTACTGCTTCAGCCCTACTGACGTATTAACCTGTAGCATGGTGGCCCGTACTCACGGGCTATTCGTGTCTAGGGAAGAATGTAGGGTGACCGTCCAGAGAGAGATGGTTCAAATGTCTAATAAACTACAGGTCATTACTCGCGCCAAGTGCTTTGAGGTAGGCAACACTATATAAATATAAGCTTATCTTTCGGGGGGGAGAAATGCTTGCAGAGATTGCGATGGCAAACGCTGCCTTTGGAGTAATTAAATCCGCTGTTCAGAACGGAAGAGATTTAGCTCAGTGCGGTAAGTCTATAAGTGACTTTCTAAATGCAGAAGACAAAGTAAAGAACAAAGCAGAGGGTGATAAAAACTCTATCTTTAAAAAGGTTATGGGGAAAGACACAGATGATTTTGAGTCCTTCATAGCCTTGGATAAGATCAAAGAACAACGCAGACAGCTTGAAAGCCACATGCGCTTGTACGGTAGACCCGGATTATATGACAGTTGGGTAGAGTATCAGGCACAAGCACGTAAGGCACGTAAGGAAGCTGAGAAGCAACGGCAGAAAGATAGAGAAGAGTTTATAGAAGCCGTATCAATATTTCTTGGCGTAGTAGTTTTCTTAGGGATAGCCATCAGCGGTATATACCTTTTTTATACTTACAAAATGTGAGGGCCGCATGGCTAGAACAAAGTCAGAGAAAATAGCCGCTGGTAAAAAACGGCACGGGTTCACAGCGGTAAATAAACCGCGCAGGGGTGGCCCAAAGAAGTTTGAAGTGCTGGCTGTTGAGGGTGATAACGTGAAGTATATCACATTCGGAGACCCTAACATGGAAATCCGAAAGGATAACCCCAAAGCCCGTAAGTCTTTTAGAGCTAGGCATAAGTGCGATACTGCTAAGAGTAAGCTAACGGCTCGGTATTGGTCATGCAAGAAGTGGTGATCTAATGGCTGCTAAGAAGAAAACCAAGAAGGACGCTTGCTACAAGAAGGTAGCGAGAGCAATGCCTAAGAACTCTGCATATCGTTCAGGCCATATGGCTAAATGCCGTAAGGTTGGTGCTAAGAATTATAACATCGGCGGTAAGAAGAAGAAGTAATGGCAGTACGTAAATCAAAAAAAGGTACTGCACTTAAAAAGTGGTTTAAAGAAGATTGGCGTGATGTCAAAACAGGTAAGCCGTGTGGTCGCTCTGGTAAAGGCGATAAACGCAAAAGTTACCCAGCCTGTCGCCCTGCTTCACAAGCTAAATCTAAAGCTGCAAAATCTGCGTCAAAGAAAAAGACAAGCTCCAAGCAGATAAGCTGGGGCAAGGCAAAGTACAAAGGGTGACTTATGACGGATGAACGCTTAACGCGGATAGAGGATAAGTTGGATAAGCTTTCCCATGCAGTAGTTACGTTAGCGCGAATGGAAGAGCGCATGATCACCGTTTTTAAACGTATGGATAATATTGATGATCAACAGAAAGCTATGTGGGAACGCATTCAAAAGCTGGATCAAATTACTAACTCTAGAGGCCATAAGCTACAGTTTTTTGAACGCATTTGGTGGATTGTATTTACAGCCTCTATTGGGGCTGCTTTTGTTTATATGAGGACTATAGGATGAAAACTGAAAAGCAATACACTGACAAGCAGTTGATCTTCTTAGACGCTCTGATGTCCGAAGAGTGCAGAGGCAACCTACGAAAAGCAATGGACGTAGCAGGTTACGCCAAAGAGACTAGCATATCGTCTGTGGTCGGTGCGCTTAAAGAAGAGATCAATGAAAAAGCCTCTATGACGCTGGCTATGAATGCACCTAAAGCAGCATGGGGTATGGTAGACGTTCTTAATGATCCAAGTGCTATGGGCGCTAGGAATACAGTATCTGCGGCTAGAGAGATACTAGACCGTACCGGACTGATTAAGAAAGAACAGGTTGAAGTTAAAAACACAGGCGGTGCGATGTTTATATTGCCACCGAAGAGCGAAGATTGACTATCTGGTTAAATAAAACTAGGCCAAACAAGACCGCTAAGATACCATATGCTTATGTGGCGTCTGAAGATGATCCTCTTGTACTTATCCCTGATCAAGATAAAGCTGTCCTAGTAGAAGAAGCATTAGACTACCTTGAGGAAGGTAACTCTAGTCGTAAGACTTCGGAGTGGCTTACCTCTAAGACAGGTGATAAGATTAGTCACCAAGGTCTAATACATATATGGAAGTCTAGGCGGGGTAAGGATAGCGATAATCCCTCACAACGTCTAAAGGACATGGCTAAAGCTAACCGCAAGAAAAAGCCTAAGACCCCTGAAGCGAAGAAATTAAATGCAGCCAAACGTAAGCAGACAGACGCTAAACGTAGACTGACAATGGCTAAACGCAGGTTAAAAGAACTAGAGCCTACGGAAGAGCTAGATACATCTAATCTAGACTTCTCTGTTATTGAAAGTGAGAAGCAAAAGACTGAAGTCGTATTTGCTCCCAATGAAGGCCCACAGACAGAGTTTCTAGCGGCATCTGAAAGGGAAGTACTATATGGCGGCGCGGCTGGTGGTGGCAAATCCTTTGGGCTGTTGGCTGACCCAATGCGGTATTTTAGCAACCCCAACTTTAATGGGCTGATACTCCGGCGCACGAATGATGAGCTAAGGGAACTCATCTGGAAGTCACAAGAATTATACCCTAAAGCATTCCAAGGTGCTAAATGGGCTGAGAAGAAATCACAATGGACCTTTCCCAGTGGAGCCAAGCTCTGGCTTACGTACCTAGAAAGAGACCAAGACGTACTACGCTATCAGGGACAAGCCTTTAGCTATGTGGCTTTTGATGAGTTAACTCAATATGCTACGCCCTTCGCGTGGAATTATATGCGCTCACGGCTACGTACAACGGACCCAGACCTGCCCATTTACATGAGGGCAACAACAAACCCCGGAGGAAATGGACACGGTTGGGTTAAGAAGATGTTTATTGACCCCGCACCAGCAAACAAAAAGTTTATTGCTAAAGACTTAGACTCAGGTGAAGACCTAGTTTATCCCGATAGTCACGAAAAAGCAGGGGAGCCTCTGTTCTACAGACGGTTCATACCAGCAAGTCTACGGGATAATCCTTACTTGATGGAAGGCGGTCAGTACGAGGCTAACTTGTTATCTCTACCGGAGATGCAACGAAGACAATTATTAGAAGGTGATTGGGCAGTAGCTGATGGAGCGGCCTTTTCTGAGTTTAGAAGCAACATACATGTTATAGAACCTTATGAAATACCTTCGGATTGGGTACGATTTAGGTCATGTGACTATGGCTATTCTTCTTATAGTGCTGTACACTGGTTTGCAATAGACCCAAGTTATGGTACTTTAATTAACTACAGGGAATTATATCTCTCAAAGCACACAGGTAGAGACCTAGCTAAAGCTGTTATGGAAGCTGAAGGCTCCGAAAGAATGCAGTATGGGGTACTTGATAGCTCATGCTGGCATAATAGGGGACAAATCGGCCCCTCTATAGCAGAAGAGATGATCAGCATGGGCTGTAGATGGCGTCCAAGTGACCGTACTAACGGGGCTAGGGTAGCCGGAAAGAACCGACTTCACGAAGTTCTAAAGGTAGATGAGATTACAGGCTTACCAGCCATACAATTCTTTAATACCTGCCGACAAATTATAGCAGATTTACCTGTACTTCCCAGCGATCCCCGTGGATCGGATGATATTGACCCACGATACGCCTCAGACCACGCTTATGACAGTGTAAGATACGCTGTTATGAGTAGGCCAAGAGCGTTTAGCCCCTTCGACATGGGCGCTGGAATACCACAACAGAGTTGGCAACCCGCTGACGCAACATTTGGATACTGAATATGGCCTTGATGGATAAACCTACACCAGAAGATATAAATGAAACTGACCAAACGGTTGCTCTTGATGAAGATGGCAACGTAGAGGAGGAAAACATTTCGTATTCTGGTGCGGTTTCCTTTGTAAATTCACAGTATGAACGCGCAAAAGACGCTAGATTTACTGATGAAGACCGCTGGTTAGACGCATACCGCAATTATCGGGGTATTTACTCCAGCGAAGTACAATTTACCGACACAGAGAAGTCAAAAGCCTTTATTAAAGTGACTAAAACCAAGGTTTTGGCTGCTTATGCCCAAATTGTTGACGTTTTATTTGCCGGAAGTAAGTTTCCACTAGGTATTGAGCCTAGTAAGTTCCCAAATAACGTAGCAGACACTGTTTCTTTCAATCCTCAAGGTCTAACAGAGGAAAAAATCAAAGAACAGGCCAATGTAGACTACAAATTACCTCAATCTATTGTACGTCCTGACATTGCCAAGGATTTAGGCATATATAAAGACAAGTTAAAAGCTATTGAAGACGATTTAGAGCTAGGTGCAGGTAAAATACCCGGTTCTATCACGTATGAACCTGCTAAACGTGCTGCCCAGAAGATGGAAAAGAAGATGCACGATCAGTTGGACGAAACTGATGCCCCAAAGCACCTAAGATCGGTGTCTTTTGAGACAGTTTTGTTCGGTACAGGTATTATGAAGGGTCCATTCGCCCAAGACAAAGAATACCCCAGATGGGACGAAAACGGCAATTATGACCCCTTATTTGAGACAATTCCTAAGATGGAGTACGTTTCTTGCTGGGATTTCTACCCTGACCCTGATGCACGTAACATGAATGAGGCTGAGTTTACCATTCAACGTCACAGGTTGAACCGCACACAGTTACGTAGTCTTAAAAAACGCCCACACTTTAGAGAAGAGAGCATTGAGCTAGCTATTGATAGCGGCGCTGACTATCGCCGTGAGTATTGGGAAGATACTCTAGAGGATGATGGCAACACAGGTAACATGGACCGCTATGAAGTCCTAGAATACTGGGGTGTGCTAGATACAGAGCTTGCAGAAGAATCTGATATCGAAATACCAAAAGAATTAGAAGACAAAGACGAAGTTCAAGTAAACATCTGGGTATGTAACAACCAAATCCTTAGACTTGTTCTTAATCCATTTACTCCTACCCGTATCCCTTACTTAGCTGTTCCTTATGAGCTTAACCCATATTCATTCTTTGGTATCGGTGTAGCTGAAAACATGACAGACACACAGCTTCTCATGAATGGCTTTATGCGTATGTCGGTGGACAATGCGGCGCTCTCTGGAAACCTGTTAATTGAGGTGGATGAAACTAACCTAGTACCCGGACAGGATATGTCTGTGTACCCCGGCAAAGTGTTTCGGAGACAGGCTGGCGCACCCGGACAGGCAATTTTTGGCACCAAGTTCCCCAACGTCAGCCAAGAGCTTCTTATGATGTTTGATAAGAGCCGACAGCTTGCAGATGAAGCCACAGGTATCCCAAGCTATACACACGGTTCTGGAGCCGTAGGTGGGGTAGGGCGTACAGCAAGTGGTATGTCTATGTTGATGGGTGCAGCGGCACAAAACATTAAGGCAGTGGTTCGTAACATCGATGACTACTTATTAGGTCCACTAGGCAAAAGTCTATTTGCATTCAACATGCAGTTCAACTTCGATAAAGAGTTTATTGGAGACCTTGCTGTTAAGGCACGGGGTACTGAAAGTCTGATGCGTAACGAAGTACGCAGCCAACGACTGCTACAGTTTATGCAAATGACTGCTAACCCACAGATGGCTCCGTTTGTTAAGTATGATTACATCCTACGTGAGCTAGCGGCATCTATGGACTTGGATGAGGATAAGATACTTAACGATCCACGCGAAGCAGCAATCCAACAAAAGATGATGGCTGAGATACAGGCTATGATGCCACAACAACCAGCACCACCGTCAGGCGCAGCACCAGAAGGTGGACCTCCACCAGTGTCTGACCCAACAGGTAACGGCGGTGGCAATATAGCCCCCGGACAAGCCCCAGAGCCTGAAGCACAAGGCTTTACAGGTGGTGGGGGTGGAGCCAATGGCGGTAATGCACCTCAGCCACCACAGGGGCCAGTACAGTAATGTGGATACTCGTATTCTTTCAGCTAATTAATAACAACGTGACTCATTACCAGCTAGGGCAATACCCCACTCAAAAAGAGTGCGATCAGGCTCTTACTAAAGCTACCGTTCTAGTCACCACCAGTAATATTGCTCTTTATTGTTTTGAGGTAGAATGATGGACAAACAATTCTTTAGGGGCTTACTTCCTTTGGTAAACGATACAAACCAGTACTCCTCTCTAAAGGACTACGCCAAAGCACGTATCTGGTATTACCACGGACTTCTTGAAACTACCAAAGATCATCACCGTGTGTTGGAAATACAAGGTGCTATAGCAGAGCTAAAACGCATTGATACTTTGCGTGATGAAGTAACTAAGGGTGCAGAATAATGGCAGACATGAGGACAAAAGTTGCAGGTGTTAAAACCAGAAATGGTAAGCCTTTATGGAAAAGCGAAAACGATT